CCTGCTGGCTGCGCTTACGCCGACTATCGCGCACTGTCGGGGCGGGATCTACGTGGCGATGTCGTCCAGCGAACTGGATGTGTTGCAGGCTGCCTTCCGCGCGGCCGGCGGCAAGTGGTCGACGTTCATCATCTGGGCCAAGAACACGTTCACGCTGGGTCGCGCCGACTACCAGCGCCAGTACGAGCCGATCCTCTACGGGTGGCCCGAGGGGGCGCAGCGGCACTGGTGCGGCGATCGTGACCAGGGCGACGTCTGGAACATCAAGAAGCCGCAGAAGAACGATCTACACCCGACGATGAAGCCGGTGGAGTTGGTCGAGCGGGCGATCCGTAATTCGAGCCGACCTGGTGACGTGGTGCTCGATCCCTTTGGCGGCTCGGGCACAACGCTGATTGCGGCCGAGAAATCGGGACGGTTGGCGCGGCTGATCGAACTCGACCCGAAGTACGCCGACGTGATCGTTCGTCGCTGGCAGGATTGGACGGGCAAGCAGGCCACCCGCGAAGCGGATGGCGTGATGTTCGATCAGGCGGCGAGCGTCTCGTCGGTGCCAGATTCGACGATTTCGCAGTGAATCACGAACCCGGCCAGGTAAGGCAGACCACGCGGGATGCCGTAATCCTTGCTGGTCTGGCGCCCGATCCTCCAGCCCATCCACTGGTCAGTGGCAGCGTTGATCGCCTCGGCCAGGGTTTGGCCACGGAGGAGCCCGTTCTGCACCTCATCGGCGAAGTGGCGACCGTGTCTGCTGTCGAGGAAGATTCGTACCGAGTCCAGGGGCTGACCGGTGGCGTCCGAGACAGCGTTCATCGCCAAGGGCCAGGCAGCCGTGGCGTGCTCGTCCATCGTTCCCCAAAAGCCCCAAGCTTCGTTCTGGCTGGCGGGGATCGTGGTGTAGGTCATGTTGTGCTCCTTCGGGTTGATCGTTGCGACGCACGTAGTAACGCGCTGTTCGATCGAGAAGCCAAGCTGCTCGAGCCGGCTTTCTCGATTAACTTCGATCACCCGAGACGGGCCACGTACCGGGCGTAATCGCCGCCCGATGGATCAACGTAGAGATAGGGGCGTCCTGGAGCGCAGACCTCGACGCACAGTCGCCCCTGACCGTAGTAACCGCCCTTGCCACGCAGCCAGTCCCGCGAGGCAAGCAGGGTCGTGGCGAAGGCGTCGAATGCCTCGGGCGTCAGGTTGACTGTCTCGGTCACGTAGACCGCGTAGTCTCCGGTTGCCGCGATCTCGCCGAGGTTGCCCGCTTTGCGGGCGAAAGGCAGGCGCAGGCTGAGTTCCTCAACCTGCAGCGTGCCGCTGTCCCACGGTATTTCGGTGGGCTTACGCTCCACCGTGAGGACGAGAGTCTTCATGCGGTGGCTCCTGTTCAGGCGACGCGGTAGACGCGCTGGGCGCCCTGGGCTTTGTCGGACGTGATCGTCAGGCCCAGCTTCTTCTTGAGTGCCCCCGCGAAGGTTCCGCGCACCGTGTGGGCCTGCCAGCCGGTGGCCTCGCAGATCTGCGCGATCGTTGCGCCCTCTGGACGCTGAAGCATCCGGATGACCTCCGCCTGCTTGCTGCTCTCGCGGGTGCGGGGCTTGGACTCCTTGGCTGCATCCTTGGCAGCGTCGCTGGCCCAGCTGGCCTCAACGGCTGCCACGGCGGCCTCCGTCTCCGGGTCGGGGACCAGATGCGAGGGGGCGGGACGTTGGCGCCCCAAGGCGTCGTAGCCTTCGGCAGCGACAAGCCAGTCGGTGCCGTCGTATGTGATCAGGGCGCGCTTGAACAAGCCGTCGATCACCTTCTGGCGTGCGCCGCCTTTAATGTTGTCGGGATACCAGCTGATCTTACCGGTGTTGTGTTCAAGGGCGTAGGCCAGGATCGCATGCTGGGCCGGGGTGAGTTGCATCTTGTTCATGTGTTGCTCCTTGCAGGGTGGTTGATCGGGTGACGTGATGAACGCGCTGTTCGGGAGTGAAGCCAAGCGCTTTCTGCTTGGGTTCGAGCGTTCTTGATCAGTTGTTAGCCGGGGCCGACTTCTTAGCCTTCCTGGCTTTCGTGGCGTGTTCGACGCCAGCATTGAAGGCAGCCTCCAGGGCGCTGCGCACGCACCAGACTGCAACGTCGTGGAAATCGAGGCGGTCCGAGCGACGCGTCTCCAGCGCTTCGATGCTGAGGTGCTCGCGGGCGATCTGGGTCAGGAGTTGCTCGATCGGGGTCATGTCCGTGTCCTTGGATGGGGTTATTGATGAACCAATGAACGCGCTGCTTCGGAGTAAAGCCAAGCGGAATCCGGAGGAATGACGAACAAATGATTGAAGGGACCAGAGGTCATCCCGATGGGCATCTCGATACGCGCATACGCCCGACATCGGGGCGTGACCGACACCGCCGTCCATAAGGCGATTCGGGCCGGTCGAATCACGCCGGAGCCCGACGGAACGATCGACATCGGTCGGGCCGACAGCGAATGGGTGCGGAATTCCGAGCCGGCACAAGCAGGCACGCGCGCTAAGGCGGTCAAGGTCGCCGTGCCGGAGGCTGTCGATGCGAGCAGTGGTGGTGGCGCCGTGCTGCCCGCGGGCGGAACGTCGCTGCTTCAGGCGCGGACCGTCAACGAGGTGGTGAAGGCACAGACCAATAAGGTGCGGCTGGCCCGTTTGAAAGGTGAACTGGTGGATCGCCCGCAAGCGATCGCCCACGTGTTCAAGCTCGCACGGGCCGAGCGCGATGCATGGCTCAACTGGCCAGCGCGAATATCTGCGCAGATGGCCGCCAGGCTCGGCATCGAGCCGCACACGATGCACGTCGCGCTAGAGGCTGCCGTGCGCGAGCACCTGCAGGAACTTGGCGACATGCGCCCGCGGGTCGACTGATGATGGATCTCGACTACGAAGGCGCCGAGGAAGTAGAGCGGGCTTGGCGGGAGGGGCTCACGCCCGATCCGTTGCTCACCGTGTCCGAGTGGTCCGATCGCCACCGCGTTCTGTCGAGCAAGGCATCGGCCGAACCGGGCCGTTGGCGTACCAGTCGCACGCCGTACCTCAAGGCGATCATGGACTGCCTGTCGCCGACCTCACCGGTCGAACGTGTGGTGTTCATGAAGGCCGCTCAGCTTGGCGCGACGGAGATGGGTTCGAACTGGATCGGCTACGTGATCCACCACGCCCCCGGTCCGATGATGGCGGTGTGGCCGACGGTGGAGATGGCCAAGCGCAACTCCAAGCAACGGATCGACCCGCTGATCGAGGAGTCTGGCGTCCTGGCTGAGTTGATCGCTCCGGCGCGCAGTCGCGACTCTGGCAACACGATACTGGCAAAGGAGTTCCGAGGTGGTGTGCTGGTGATGACCGGCGCCAACAGCGCGGTCGGCTTGCGATCTATGCCAGTGCGCTACCTGTTCCTTGATGAGGTCGACGGGTATCCGCTGGACGTCGAGGGCGAAGGCGATGCGATCTCGTTGGCCGAGGCACGCACCCGAACCTTTGCGCGCCGCAAGATCTTCATCGTCTCCACCCCGACCATCTCTGGGGCGAGTTCGATCGAACGGGAGTACGACGCCAGTGACCAGCGGCGCTACTTCGTTCCGTGCCCGCACTGCAGCCATCGGCAATGGCTGCGGTTCGAGCAACTGCGCTGGGATAAGGGCGCGCCGGAGACAGCGGCCTACGTTTGCGAGTCATGTGACACGGCCATTGCCGAGCATCACAAGTCCTGGATGCTGGAGCACGGCGAGTGGCGGGCGATGTTTCCCGATGGGAACGGCAAGACGGCGGGTTTTCACTTGTCCTCGCTGTACAGCCCCGTCGGTTGGCGCAGTTGGAGTGACATCGCCACCGCATGGGAGGCAGCAGTCAGCAAGGAGTCCGGGTCTGCCGCTGCCATCAAGACGTTCAAGAACACCGAACTCGGGGAGACCTGGGTCGAGGAAGGCGAAGCGCCCGATTGGCAGCGCTTGATCGAGCGGCGGGAGGACTACCCCGTCGGCACAGTCCCCTCTGGTGGACTGCTTCTTGTGGGCGGCGCCGACGTGCAGAAGGATCGGATCGAGGCATCCGTCTGGGCGTTCGGCAGAGGCAAGGAGTCCTGGCTGGTCGAGCACCGGGTGCTGATGGGCGACACGTCCCGCGATGCAGTGTGGAGCAGTCTGGCCGACATGCTGGACGAGACCTGGACTCACGCATCGGGCGCGGCCATGCCGCTGGTCCGATTCGCACTCGACACCGGTTTTGCCACGCAGGAAGCCTATGCCTTCGTGCGATCGCGCCGAGATTCGCGGGTAATGGCGGTCAAGGGCGTGGCCCGTGGGGCAGCCCTGATCGGGACGCCGACGGCCGTGGACGTCAGCCAAGGCGGCAAGAAGCTGCGCCGAGGTGTGAAGGTCTACTCGGTGGCGGTCGGCATCGCCAAGTTGGAGTTCTACAACAACCTGCGCAAGAGCGCGGACGTGGGCGAGGACGGCGTTCAGACGGCCTATCCAGTCGGCTATGTCCACCTGCCCAAGATCGACGCGGAGTTCATCCAGCAACTGTGCGCCGAGCAGCTGATCACGCGCCGCGACCGCAACGGATTCCCCATCCGGGAGTGGCAAAAGATTCGCGAGCGCAATGAAGCGCTCGATTGCTACGTCTACGCCCGCGCCGCCGCATCAAGTGCCGGGCTGGACCGCTTCGAGGACCGCCACTGGCGAGAACTGGAGCGCCAACTCGGGCTGACGGGTCCACCGGACGAGCCAGCACCGATTCAAGTTTTCGAGCCAGACGAGGCCACCTACCGAGGTGGCCTCTCAGTTTCTACAACCGCATCAAGGCGGCGTGTCATCAAGAGCCGCTGGCTGTCCTGATGTCCTAACCCCGAGGAGTTCCGTTCATGAGTCTTGCCACCCGCATCGAGAGCCTGGTCATCCGGGTCGCCCAGGAATTCAACGACGTCCGGGCGACTGCTGGCAACCTGGCCAGCTTGTCCACGGCGGACAAGTCCAGCCTCGTCGCCGCCATCAACGAGCTCAAGGCCGCCCTCATCACGGCCACTGCGATTGATGACGCGGTGGTGGCGACCACCACGACCTATTCGTCCAACAAGATCGTCACCTTGCTGGATGCGCTGAAGGCGGAGATCTTGGGCGGCGCGGACGCTGCTTACGACACGCTGGTGGAGATCCAGCAGCTGCTGCAAAACGGGACCAGCGGTCTGGACGCCTTGCTGGTGGCCATCAACTACCGGGTTCGGTTCGACGCAGCGCAAACCCTGACCGTGGCTGAGCAGCTGCAGGCCCGAACCAACATCGGCGCGGTGGCCAGCGCGGACGTCGGCAACACCGATACCGACTTCGTGGCCATCTTTGATGGGGCGCTGGTCTGATGAGCCTGAGTTCGGCCATCGCTGCCCTGGCCAGCCGGATCGGCATCGAGGTGAAGTCCAAGATCGATGCCGACCATCCGGGAGTGGCGCGGGCCTGGGTGAGCTTTGGCTACGTCAATGGCGAGGTGGTCATTTCGGCTGCCTACAACGTGGCCAGCGTGGTTCGCACGGCCGTTGGCCGCTACCGCATCCACTTTGCAGTCGTCCTTCCGGACGCCAGCTACTGCTGGACGGCACTCGTGCGCAGCAGCACCAACAGCGGCACCCAACGCGCGGCCATCGTCCGATCGACCTCGGACCTGAAGACCGACCAGTTCGTCGACATCTCCTGCGCGACCGCCCAGGCCTCGTTCGACGACTCCTCCGAAATCAACCTCGTGGTGTACCGCTGATGGCCTACACGGAAGTCCAGCTCCAGGCGCTGCAGGCAGCCCTTGCCAAGGGTGAAAAGCGCGTGACCTTCGGCGACAAGACCGTGGAGTACCGGACGGTGGAGGAGCTTCGCACCGCTATCCGCGAAGTGCGCCGAGGTCTGCTGCAGCAGGCAGCCGAAACGGGCCTGATGCCTGGCGCACCCCGGCAGATCCGGGTGACGACCTCCAAGGGGTTCTGATGGCCTGGTACTCGAGACTCAAGAGCCTCTTCAGTCAGCCACCCGCCCATGAGGCTGCGGGACGGGGACGGCGTTCGGTGGCCTGGATGCCCGGCAACCCCGGGGCGGTCGCCGCCATGCTGGCCACCAGCGCCGAGCTGCGGGTCAAGAGCCGCGACCTGGTCCGCCGCAACGCATGGGCGCAATCCGGCATCGAGGCCTTCGTGGCCAATGCCGTGGGTACTGGGATCAAGCCCCAGAGCCTGTCCATGGACGAGGCGTTCAAGACTCAGGTGCAGGCTCTGTGGCGCGACTGGACCGAGGAAGCTGACGCCGCTGGCCAGACCGACTTCTACGGGCTGCAGGCGCTGGCGTGTCGCGCCATGCTGGAGGGCGGCGAGTGCCTCATTCGGCTGCGACCACGACGCCCGGAGGATGGTCTGGTCGTACCCCTGCAGCTTCAGCTGCTGGAGTCCGAGCACCTGCCGATCAACCTCAACACGGACCTGCCTTCAGGCAACGTGGTTCGGTGCGGCATCGAGTTCGACGGTCTGGGGCGCAGGGTTGCCTACCACCTGTACCGATCCCATCCTGAAGACGGGCGCCTGGCGCCGATGTCAGGCCAAGGGGGCATCGACACGGTCCGCATCCCGGCGGCCGAGATCATTCACCTGTACCGCGTGCTGCGTCCGGGCCAGATCCGGGGAGAGCCCTGGTTGTCGCGGGCGCTGGTGAAACTCAACGAGCTCGACCAGTACGACGACGCGGAACTCGTGCGCAAGAAGACCGCTGCGATGTTCGCCGGCTTCGTGACCCGTCAGAACCCCGAGGACAACCTGATGGGCGAAGGCGCAGCGGACGCCAACGGCATCGCGCTGGCTGGGCTGGAGCCCGGGACGCTTCAGATCCTGGAGCCGGGAGAGGACATCAAGTTCTCCGACCCCGCCGACGTCGGTGGCTCCTACTCGGAGTTCCTGCGCACGCAGTTTCGGGCGGTAGCAGCTGCCATTGGCGTGACCTATGAGCAGCTGACGGGCGATCTGACGGGCGTGAACTACTCGTCCATTAGGGCTGGGATGCTGGAGTTCCGACGCCGCTGCGAGATGGTG